AAGCCTAAGACCATTGCACACACCTTCGACATGAGCGAAGTTGCAATCTTCCTTAACGACAAGGACGACGGTCTTGGTGACATTCGCAGTGTTCTCAAGGAAGAAATGGGTAAGCACCACGCTGAGCATGTGAACAAGATGCTTACGACCGACAAAGCCACCGTTGCAGGGAACGACTTTGAATCCCTTGACCGTGTGACCGTTGGTGCTTCCGCAGGTTCAACTGAAGACATGTACTCCATTGACCGCAGTGCAAACTCGTGGTCGCTCGCTGAGCACAATGAAAACAGTGGTACTGACCGCAACTTGTCCCTTGACCAGTTGGATGACCTGTTCCAAAAGATTTGGACTCGTGGTGGAAACCCCAAGGTTATTCTTACTGGATACGACACCTTGATGCGCCTACAACAACTCCTCCAAAGCCAACAGCGGTTTATGGAAGAGAAGCGTGTCACCCCTACCTACAACGGTGTGAAAGGTGTTCCCGGTATTGAAGCAGGTTTCATTGTGGCCACCTACAACGGTGTCCCAATCATCCCATCCAAGGACATTCAAACGGACACTTTGAGCCGTATGTACTTCCTTGACACGGATTACTTGTACTTCAGCACTGCAATTCCAACCCAATACTTTGAGAGCGGTATTGAAACTGGCGACCCATTCGCTATCAACCGCCTCGGACAAGAAGGAATGTACCGCACCATGGGAGAACTATGGACGACTTTCTTCGGTGGACACGGCTCAATCCGTGACCTCAAGTGAGGGTTGAAAACAAAAAAACATGGATGTGTAAATTATGACGACAGAAACGAAGACACAAAAAGGCTTGACGATTTCATTTGACGATGGTGATTTCTCCACTGGAACTGTATCAGTTCTTTTGGACTTGGATATGCGAACTGGTACCCCTGTTGATGAAACGGGTTGGTTGGACGGTAACGCTGGTGGTTCATACCCCGGCACCCTTACTGGTTTCACCGCTCAAAACACTGACGGGAACGCAGTGGGCAGTATGCGAATGGTGACCATTGGTTTTACCTTGGCGGATGCCAATGAGCAAGTGCTGGTTATTACCGCAGGTGCATCAAAGATTATCGGTGTGCTCGGTACTACTTTCGCAGTGGCCGACAAGACTCTATCTGCAACTTTCACCAACACTGGTGCCGCACCTGCCGCAAAGACTGGTGCGCTCCTTCCAGCAATCGTCCTTCACGGCGAGGCTGGCGGTGCTGGAACGGTAACCGTAATGATGCTTAACTGAGTGTGATTGAATGCCCAATGTGACTTACACTGGCCCCTTCTTTGAGAGGCGTAGGCGTGATACGCCTACCTCTTGGATTCGTGGTGATACAGTAGAGGTCACGCAAGAGTGGTTAAACGAATGGCGACATACGCTACCCGCTAAACATTTCTCCATTGAAGGAGATGAAGGAGTCACCGTTGATGGTGGCGATGACGGCATCCCCGATGAAGGTTGGTCACGAAAGGACATCCTTAAGTGGTTGACCGACAACGGAGTTAGCAAGGGTAGCGGGTATCTTACGAAAACCGCCGCTCTCGCTCTTGTAGAAGGGCATTTGAATCCCACAGAATGAGGTGAAAAAATATGGCATACGGAAATACAGACGACTCAAGGCTCCATGTTCTTGGCGACATGGTGTTGATTACAGGCACATTTACTGATGGTGGTACGCAGTACGATTTTACTGACCAACTCACCGAAGTCTTTGCGGCAGGTGGACATTTGACCAGTGTGACTGGAACTGGTGTTCTCATTAACAACGGGCCGGGGTACAACCCCGGAGAAACAGGCGCAATGACTGTAGATACTGTTGCCGCACGAGCGGCACTTACAGTCGGACAGACGCTTTACGCTGCTGATACAGGTTTTAAAATTGGTGTTCTAACCGCAATCGGTAGCGATACGAGCATTACCGTTGGTGGGGGCACTGAGCAACCGCTTTTGGATGACACTGAAATAGCAGTTCTTGGTGGCCACAAGCCATCAATCACTCTTAAATCGGTTGGTGTTGATGTTTCTGTTGATGAAACCAACAACTTGGTGTTGTTTGAAGTTGGTAAAGTGAGCGCAACCGCTACTACATCAACATCCGATGGACGCTGGTGGATTCTTGGAAAGAGATGAGGTGATTCCTCGTGGCGGCACTGACTAAGATTGGCGTGAAGGTCTTTGGCCCGTTCTCCCCAAAGGAGTTCAGTGCCACAGGTACCCTTCAAGCGGCTATTCAAGCAGACATCCAAGCGATTGCTGATGCGAATAGCACCAGTTCGGTGATTGATACTGAGGTCTTCCCTGTTTTAGGCAATTTTTTCGTCATGGTGACCTATCAACTCGCATGATGTTGAGGGGTTAGCATGGGGTTTGATGTCCGAAACATAGACTTGAGCGACATTAACCGTGCTGGTAAGCAAGGTCGCAAAGCCGACTATCAATACGGTAGTGAGGTCGTATCCAACACAGACCACCCACTTGCAGGTGTGACTCAATCTCAGCGCAACCGTAATCAAGAAATAGGAGACATCCTTAACATTGGTTCGGGTACACGCTGTGTACATTGTGGATTTCTTCATTTCTTATGGAGAGCCACATGTGCTACTTGCGGTAAACCAATGGAATACAACTTAGCGCACCGTGATGAAAAGAAGAGGCTGTGAACATGAAGGTACTTATCAAAGCAATGCGACCGCACCGACAAAAGGTGTTGACTGAAGACGGACAAGAGATGCGCCTGCAACAGTGGGCAAACAAAACAGCATCAGCCGCTCTTCGTGGTGCTGGCGGAGAGGCCGGTGGTGAACAATTCACACAGGCTCGTGACGCTCTCATGCGTGAGGCTGTAGCCAATCCCGACGAGCATGGACTCAAGTTCATGGGCGAGCGTGTGCCCTTTGAGGGTCAAACCTTGGAAGAGTCGTTGAGTGAACCCGATGTTGAGGGCGAGCAAGCCGCTGTTGACCAAGAGTTTGCCCCGGAAAAGCCCGAAATACCCGACATTTTTGATGAGCAAGGTAAACTCCGTGATGATATACCGGATGACCCTAAAGTGGATGATGGCGACCCAAAAGTGCAACGATGGCAAGCAGGTAAATCGCCCGAAGAAGAGTTCAACCCCGATGCTGAGGCTGAACACCTCCGTCGTATCATGACTTCTCGTGATGTCGCTATTCGTGATGCTTGGAGTGTGTTGAAAAATGACCCGTATGATTGGCAGGGGCAAGAATACTATACACATTGTCCAAGATGCCGCAAAGGTATTTATCGGGAAGATGAAGACGATTTGTTATTCATTCATGAAATGGGTATGTGTACCGATTGTGCTATGAAGTCTTGAGGGAGGAATATGAGTGCCAGTAGTGTTCAGTCCCGGTGAGCCGGAAACCCGGCCTCTTGACCCCACTGCTGTTGTGTACTGCACCGCTCAACAAGTCGCTGACCTACTGGACATCGGCCCACAAGACGCTATCCTCATGAGTGCTGACGCTGACACGGACGCAGTATATGTCACAGGCAACGAGTACCGTCAAGTAGGCTTTAGCGTAGGCGACAAAATCCGTGTGTACAGTGATGCTGACCCACTGGGTGAAGAGGAGTTGACCATCACTGCCATCGGTAAAGGCACGAGTAGCAAGGCTGGACATGTCAAAATCACCTTTAGTGGAGCAACGCTGACAGCATCGGACTATCAAGTGGCTGACAACGGGTATGTGCAGAACAAAGCCTCGTTCACCAACGGGCGTGTTCGTGGCGTGACCAAGGCAAAAGTGGAGCATGTTATTCTTAAAATGCAAGACCGTATTGACAACATGACACGCAACGCATGGCGACCGTATTTGGTGTCGGCTGAATACATCAACTTTGACACTTACAAGCCATATCGCCGCCGTTATTATACGGATTATGTCGGTACCAGTCCCCTTCTATTCCGCAATGTCCAGCAAATGCTACGCATAGAATTGTGGCAAGGTGATGACTACCGTGAGATTTGCGGGGCTGAGGCACGCATCAAGTTCAACGATGTGTCAAGCCTTTCATCAGCCGCCATCTACCTATCACCCGGCAACGGCAGTGTAGCAACACTCGCTCAAGGCACAGGCACGGGCCAGTGGCGTGACGATTTTGACGCTACCACCGTAGCCCAAAACCTCGCTGACCTCATCAACAAAGAGGACAGGGTGGACAAGACGGCTGTGAACTTTCTCTTTACTCCAACTGATGCAACCACCACATTTACCTTGGAGGGTAGCACAAACGCCGTAGCGGTTCACAACGAGTTCTTGGCATCAGCCAACAGCGACTATGGTACGGGAGTGGTGAAAGTCACTTCCATGCGTCCTGTCAAGGCTGGTGAGGTGTGTAGCATTGTCACCACATCAAGCGACATTGAACTTGACCAAGTACAAAACAACAGCACGACATTCTCAAGCCTTGATAGTACCACCATCAATGTAGTCTCCACCACAGGTTTTGTGAACGCTGGTGTAGCCATAGATGCAAGTGGTGATGTATTCCGGTACACAGGAAAAACGGCTACCTCTTTTACAGGATGCGTGGCTGTCACTGGTAGTTTGGGTGCAATCACTGGTACGATTACACAGAAATCCTTCCTTGTGGATTTGCAAGGTGGCAGTGGTAGCGGCGATGTAGGTCGTTTGCGAGACTGGTGGATTGACCATGAAATGGGTATCGTTTACTTCAACAACTCCTATCCGTTCTTTGAGTGGAACGCCATCAAGGTAGCCTACATCTACGGTGAGCGGTATGTGGAGAAAGCCATTGAGGACATCTGTACGAAGATGGTGGCCATTGAATTGCTGATGGCTGACGACCGTAGCGTGCTGATTCCCGAAGGCACACAGAACATTGACCTCGCCAGCAAGGTACAACTGTACCAAGCCGAGATTGAGCGAACACTACCAAAGTACATTGAGATGGTGGTGTTTGAGTGAATCAGCGTGACTTCAACAAGCAGGGTGAAACAATTCATCAGCGTATGATTGAAGAGATATTCAAGAAAGACAAGCAAATGCAGGCGCAGTTTCGTGAGCAATTCACAACTCAACCTGCCGCTTTTCGTGAGCAAATGGAGCGCATTGAGGCTGGTGCTAAGGGCTTCGCCATGCAAGACGGTGTGGCTATCAACAACAAGACCGGAGAGCCAGCCAGTGAGATAGAACACAAACTCATTCAAGACGCTACGGACAAGGCCATGCTACGCCAAAACCCCGACCTTGAGCGGTACAACATGCGTCATGACAACGGTTTTATCATCCCTATTGACTTTAAGAAAATCATTGAGAAGGAGGGGCTGTGATGGTAGCCACATGGACAGAAGGGCTGGACGCTCTCATCAACCTCTTTCAGTCCGATTGGAACCGTGGAAACACCAGCAACTACCGCCCTGTCGTGCTTGACATCGCTGATACATCAGCCGAGAAAGGAAAGCGTCTTGACTTGGACAAACACGATTATGTCCTGCTGTATGAAACAGCCCACAACGAAGAAGCACCCGAACTGTTTTACGACTTTGTAACGACACGCATAAATATCACGGTTGATGTCCGTACAGTTAAGGGGCGTAAGCATTTACAGGCTCTTGAGAATGAAATTCGGAGGGTGATACATACCAAGAGGAAAGGCGACGGTACAAACTTTGACCGACTCGTGTTCAAAACCCGCACCGATTTAAGCGACCGAAGCAAATTCCTTTTCCGTATGACCTTTCAAATTGAAGTCGTGATTTTAGCGGAACTGATACCATAGGTGAACAAGAATGCCATCAACAGTGTACAAGGGCGATTTGGCGGAGGTTTCTTTCGCTCCCGAAGTTGGAATAAGTATCGTATGTGCTTC